TAGCTTGACGCTGATAGAAAGCATTTCGCTGTTCAGTGAACTCCGTTGGGGTTTTGCAAAGCAGCAGGCCACCGATCTCAATGCTGTCTGGGTAGCGGCCTGAACCGGTACTCATCAGTTGGATCTCAGGATGTTCGCTTGCTTTCACGGGCTCCCAGCCCTCGCGGAGTTTGGAGGAGACATTCATCGGGTCATTGACCCCTTGAGTGCTGACGCGAATCCAACGGAAAGCATACCCAGGCTCCGGGTTCGGATCGGGCAGGAGTTGAGGAGGCATCCACTGCTTGGGCCGTTCAGCCTTGGCGCGGGTGTCCAGTTCACGGAGATTACGTTCAGCCATTTTGTTTCCTCATTTCTTCCGCAACCGCACGGGCGTACTGCTCATTGGTCAGTCCGAGCCGCTTGGCGATTTGAACTTGTGATTGCGTCAACACGATCTTTTTAGGCGCTGTGCTACGCGTAGCAGGAGCTACAACCGATGACTTCTTTGGCTTCTCAGAGGAAAACGCTTCTGGGAAACGCTTGCGTACACGACTGTTTAACTTGTCGTAGTACTCATCGCTGGTTGTATCTACCCCACTTTCCACAAGGTCTTGGTGTACTGCCAGAGCAAGGGCGGTCATCTCTTTGTCAGCCCCAAACCAAGAATTGGCTTCTTGCCACGCTTTGGCTTTGGGATCAACTCTGACCGTTTGCTCAGGTTGCGGAGCGGGTTGTACCACAGTATTTTGTGGTTGTGCAACTGCTGGTCGGAAATTGTTTACCCGCTCTGCTTTGTATTTAGCTGCAGCAAGGGCTTCTTGGGCCTCTACTAAAGCATCAGAATCTCCCGCTTCATACGCAGCTTTGAACTTTTGCTTAGCTTGATCCAACTCGCTTTGAACAACCTTTTTGGCTTGCTCAAGCAAAGCCTGCTGCCCCTGGCCCAAACTACCTTGTAGCCGCTTGTTCTCTTCCACAAGGTTTTGAGCAAGACGCACCGCCTCTTCACGTTCACGTAGCGCAGCTTCTTTGGCACGGCGTTCCTCGTGATATCCCTTGGAAAAGTGCTGGATGCGCTTCTTGACGCCTTCGGAGTACTGGGCCAGTTCGTCATCAGTGACTTCCGCAGGAGCTTCCTTCATGGGTTTACGCCCACGGTCCTCCTCGGGAGTGTCGTCTACAACTTCGATTTCGGGCTCGCCCTCAATCTCAATCTGCAGCTTTTCTTCCTCGGGTTTTTCATCAGGAAACCGAAACCGTTCCTCATGTTCATGATTTTGCATGTGTTACTCCTTATGCCCGCTTGATGCCACGTGGATCTTGAACAACCGCTTCAACGCTGTCGTCGTTGATGATCCGCCACTCAGTACCATGAATCTTCAGCCGCGTGCCCGTGTTTGGTCTGACCAAGACGAAGTCTCCGACTTTGCACGAAGGTCCACTGGGGAAGCGCAGCGGATCTTTGTAGCAATCAGGCCCCATCTTGGCGACAAACAATACCGGGCTCATCACCTCTTCAAAGTGCATGGTCTGGCCTGCTTTGACCAGCCCGCTTTCGTACTCTTCTTCCGCTTTTGGCAGCATGCAGAGCAGGTGGTAGGTCACCGGATCAGGCACCTGACGGGCCTTTTCTGCGTCGGTTGTGGGCAGTACCGTGGTACTTGCGCCGTCACTCAGGAGTAGTTCACTCATCTTCAGATTGCTCCAGTTTTCGCACGAGGTCGGTGATAAAGGAATGCGCAAGAGAAAGACCCCGGATTTCTCCTGACATTGATTTGTACTCAGGGTAGTCTTTTGCCGCACCTGAGATAAGAGCTTGCGCAATATCATCACGCCGCTCTTCGATTGCTTTTATAACCACGTTAAACGCAGTGGCCATGTTTACTCCTTACTGTTTTGTGCGCGGTTGCTGCGCTGGTTTCATCATAGTTTTGACCATATCTGCGCGGAGTTTTTTGTCTCCTTGCATCTGTTGAGCTTGCAATCTAGCAGCTTCCTTTTGCGTTTCAACTTGTAAACGCTGCTGTTCAAGTTGAATCTTCTGCTGGGCAATTTGGAAGTCACGCTGGCTGTCAGCCTCTTTGCGCTTCAACTCTTCTGCCTTGAGTTGCAATTCCGCCTGGGCCATTTGAAGCTGTGGGTTCTGCGCCATTTGCTGGGCTTGCTGTTGTTGAGCCTTGCCCATATTGCTTTGCAACAATTGTTGAGCCGCCTGGGCTACCAGACGGGAGAGTTGAACTTCTGTCTGTTCATCCAATTCCTGATCCGGCGCGGTCATCGGGACACCAAGCTGCTGTTCAATCTGTTGCCTGTAAGCAAACGCCATATGTTCTGCAATGTGAGCCATCACTGCGCCCATCATCTGCTGAGCCATTGGGCTTTGGCCCATCATCTGCATGATCATGGGGTCTTGCATCATGCTCATATGAGTCGTGATATGCGCCTGATGGTCTTGGTAAATAAACGCTTTGGTCGGTTTCCCGGTCAAAAAGCTCATGTTTTCTGATACAGGATCACGAGGTTTCTGATCGTCTTCAACCGGGACCAGCTTCTCTGCGTTTTTGATACCCAACACCTCAAGCATCTGCCGGTGCAGTTGGGGCAAGTCATAAATCTGCGGAGCACCTTGGGCCAGTTGAAGTGCAGCTTGGTATTGCATGATCCGCTGCGCCATCGTGGCTGCGTTTGGATCACTGACTGGGATTACCTCAACCAAGTCGTAATCAGACTGTTTAACTGTCCGATCACCGCCTTCTGGCGTGTAGGAATAATCTGCTGGCAAGAAATCACGGATGATTTCTTTGAGCAGTTTGAACTCCATGCGCAGGCTTGCGTGTACCCGCGCCTGAACGGCGCTCATGGTCTTGAGTTGCCGTTCAAGAATAGCCAGCGTGGTTCCAACAGGGGCCTGGGCCGACATATCACTGATCTTGAGATCAGCAATAGCTGCAAGTCTGCGCCCGTCTTCAGTGATGGACTGAAGCAAAGCTGCAAGAACTTGGCTCGGTTCCTTGTAAGGAAGCGGCATGATGTTGTCACGCACACTGCCAGAAGGAATATCTACATCCCTGAACTCACCCGGCGCAATAGGCGTGTCGTCGCCTTTGATCCGTAATCCTCGGCTTTTCAAGCCACCGGGCAAGTTGGACAAGGTGCCAGCATCAACGAGTTGGCGAATGATGGAAGTACCTGCTCGGGCATAACCACCAATAAGGTGGATATAACCCAAGCCATAAGCGCCAAAGCCAGGGATATACGTGTACTGAACGAAGTGCTGTCGCTTGAGTTTTTTGTCGTCGTCTTCGTCCCAGTTTCGCCGGATTGCCAGAACCGTTTGAGTGCCTCTCTCAACCGTGACCACATACGGCAAAGGAACTTCATCTTCGTACCCCGGCATGTCCCAGTCTACGTGGATCTCAAGCACCTGATACCGATCATCATCGGTAAGGGTATACCCTTGTTCTTCTGCTTTTTTCTTCTCAATGTCAGTAAAAAACCTGACAGGTTCACCCAGTTCTACGTCTCTATAGAAGCCAGCAACTTGTAGTTTCTTGACCTCGTTCTCGGTCTTACGCATGACATGGGTCACACGCTCGGCTGTGTAAACATTTGACGCCCCATACGGCATGATCAGATCTTCAGCCGGGACAAACGGGGCGGCAGGCAGTTCAGTGCTGGGGTTCGGGTAGATCTTCTTAAACGCTGCGCCTGAAAGACCCAGGGAGTACAACATCCGCTCGTGTTCTGACCTGTAATCAATCATCTTCTCGGTCAGCATGTAGTTCATGTCATCACGGACACGTTCTGCTGCGTCTTCTTTAAGACGATCAACTTCACCGATGATCTGCGTCTTCACCGGGCCTTGAGCCGGGAAAGTCTCGGTGATCATTTCCGACTGGAACCTGATGGCAGCTTCTGTTAGAAGAGGCGAGTAAACACCACAAGCGCCGTTCCACGGCTCAGTACGCTCCTCATACTTCATGCCAAGGACTTCCAGGCCCTTGACAAACATCTCTGTCCAGTCCTTGCGACTGTTGATGTCTGCGTCCACCAAGGAAACAAGGTCAGAAGCAATGGATTGAAGCTCGCTTTCATCCATGAACTCCGCAAGGTTTGCGTCAAAACTATCTTCAGTCTCGGGTTCCTGCGTTAAATTGATTTCAACGCCGTCAATTCCGATATTTACGGCGTCAGGATTCTCAATTTCAATCTCAATCGCGGGCTCATCGCCCATCAATCCCATGTCCAAAGGGGTCAGGGCCGGGTCAAAGTTGGTTGCCATTTTGGTCTTTCAAATCAGTAATAGGAGACGTTGCGGCGCTTGTGCATCGGTTCATCTTGCTCATCGCTGTCAATCGCAATGAACCCACCCTGTCTAAACCTCATCAAAGCCTGACTGGACGAGTCCACAAGGTCATCATGGTCCCCGTTTGGGAAAGAGGCCATCTCTTCCATGACCTCTTCTGCCCATCTTTTCTCCGGGCACCACACAACCCCCGATGCAAACAGGTCTGAAATTGAATTTACACGGGCTATCTTATCGCTGCCTTTGCCCGGCGTGTACTCAGAAAGCGGGATGCCCATCTTGCGCATCTCATAGATCAAAGGAGCGCCTGCTGCTCTCTTTTCCACAATCAATGTGTCTGGATTCCATTCCTTCCACATCTCAAAAGCCTTCTTTTTGAGTTCTGGAAACTCCAAACGAGCCTTGTAGGCATCCAAAAGGATGATGTTGGGCCTCAAATCACCATGTTTGTTGGGGTGTTCAAACACACCCCATGTTGTGCAGGCGGAATAGTCGGCCCGATTGTTCTTCTCATAGGCCGTGTCCCAGCTTTGAATGATGTAATCACAAGGCGGAGGTGCTTCTTGGTCCCAAATCTGCCATTGTTCACGTTTAACAATGGCACCACCCTCAGAAATCGGGTTTTGCTGGTACTGCGCTTCCCATTTGGCTACCGGAAGCTCTGCCTTGAGCGATTCCAAAGCCTCTTTTGACCAAAATCCAGGCCATAACGGGTTGCCCGAGGGCAATATGGCAGGAAATTCAATCACTTCCCACTGATCTGACCCGTCTCTTTCTGCCCCTTTGAGGATCTGCCCAGTCAAATCTCTCTTTGACCAGCGGGTCATCACAACAATGATGGCCCCTCCAGGCTGTAAACGCTGTCTAGGCCCGGATGTGTACCACTCATACACCCCGTCATAGACCTCCGGGTTGCCCTGTTTTGCTTCTTGTTCGCTGTGCGGGTCATCAATGATCAACAGATCCGCACCTTTACCCGTCACAGCACCGCCAACACCAATAGCGAAGTAATCACCACCTTTGTGAGTGTTCCATCTGCCCGCCGCTTTTGAGTCGCTGGACAGCTTTGTGTCAAACACCTTGGCATATTGCTCACTTTGAACCAGATTCCTGACTTTTCTGCCAAAACCAACCGCTAATTCCGCAGTGTGGGCTGTCTGAATGATCTTTTTCTCAGGAAACTTGCCCAAGAACCAACTCGGAAGCAGGTACGAAGCAAATTCAGACTTGGTATGCCGGGGAGGCATGTTGATGATCAACCTCTTCAACTCCCCCGCAGCAACACGCTCAAAAGCCTCTGCCATGATCTGATGATGCTTTCCAGAGATAAACCCAGGCCACATCTGCCTGACAAAGAACAAAAAGCTCTCTTGACACCTCTGTACCCTGTCCATCTCCAACAAGGCAAAGATCTTGTTCCTTTCAACCTCAGGCACCTTGTCAACAACCGCAAGGTACTGCCCTATCTCCTGCTTGGAAAGCAACGTCACAGCCTCACCACATCCTCAATAGAACGATCTGCAATCTTGACCCCGTAAAACTTCCCAGGGGCCACCTTGAGGTGGCCCTCCTTCTCAAGCCTCCTGACAATCCTGTGCATGTTCGCTTTTGATCTCAAACCCAAACTCTTAGCCATCACCTCATAAGAAGGCGATACCCCATGCCTCTTGATGTAAGCCCTTATGAAATCAAGAACCAACTGCCACCGCTCTGTCACGCCTCATCTCCTCTTGCTTCATTTGCCTCAAAGCAGAACTTGCCATCCTGCATTGAATCGCTGCCTCCAAGGCAAACTCAACTGCCTTGTCAAACTCCTTGTTTAAAGCAGCATTGTGCAAATCCTTCAACGCCTTCTCAGCCAACATCGTCGGCATCGCGTAATCAATGATATCAGTGTAAACGGTTGTTTGCATGCGAACAATGTCTTTCTGAAAAAATATATACCCCCCGGGGGTGCGCGTTTTGGCGAAGAAGGGGGTGCTTCTGTGGGAGTGATAATTGTTTGGATGGATTAGAGCGTATACGCAGGAGGGTGGTCAGTCATGCACAGCGGGGGGTCCGGGCACCGTGGGTCCACCGCTCCA